CTCAACGCCCCCGCTCCTACGATTGCCACACCATTCTGGATGAACAAGGAATCGAGCGGTCCCTCCACAACGTACACTCTCTTCTTAGGATTGGCGCGCCACATCCCATACCACAATCGGTCGATGCTCTTGTCTCCCTTGACCGTGATATATTTGAGAGTCTTCCGTGCGTTCACTTCGTCTGACATATTCAATGCACGACCCTGCGCACCCACGACCTTACCATCGTTGTTGAAGAACGGAATCACCAGTCGTGGCTCTGCACCTATCGCTAGTGTGTCAGGATCTAGTCGTTTCATAAACGATCCGAAGTCATCAGTATAGTACAGGATTCCCCAGTGTTGTTTGGGGATGATCCTGTGGTTTGCGAACTGTGCCGCTGGATGATCGTTAGGCAGATCCTTCAGACGGATCAGCCCATCAAGTATCTTGTCATCTGACTTGAACTTTGGCGTAGTGTTCTTGAATATCATATCTACATCTCCCGATTTCTCTTGTCGCTCTTTCCCAAGCGATTCCATCAGATACTCTTTGCTCAGTTGAATATCCATTTCCTTGAGGAGATCGTAGATGCTGCACCAGTGGTTGCAATTATGACACTTGTAGAAGAACCGTCCGTGACGGGTGTAGAAATACCCCCGTGCCTTCTTCTTGTCCTTCTTGCTGTCGCCGCAGATAGGACAGGAACAATTAGCGCCGTCTTCCTTCTTCCACTTGAAATTTCTAAGTTTGGAAGAAAGAAGGTTGATGTACTTCTTATCGGTCAATATGCTCATAATAAAATATTAGGGGGATCAGTCGATCACATCACCCTCGTCGTTTTCGTAGGATGTTGCCCACTCACGCCATTCACGAAGTTCCTCGGTATCATCATCGTCATCGATGACAACAGGTTCCTCTCGATTCATCTTCTCTTCAAGTTCTGAATCGAACTCTTCAACAAAACTCTTGTCTAGATTCTTCTGTCGTGGATCAGTCATAGTCTTTCTCCTAAATCTTCCAATCTGAAAACTTATCTTCTTCGTTGTACTTGACTTCGGTTACACCACCGGAGACTTGACCAGAGCAAACCAAGTCCTGTTGGTCTGGTCCTACATCATACAACTTCATCTTTGCCCTATTGATTCCTATCACGAACTTGCGGTTGACTGCGGTTTCATTGTACCTATTCTTCAACTGCTTCACCATAACTTGGTTCATAGTATCTAGTTCTTCTGTCGCTATCACCGCGAACATAAAGTCGGCTGTGGCTGGAAGTCCGAACGATTCGGATGTGTCCTCTAGTCCCACATCTGTGCTAGTGAACCCGGTTCGGTTGGTCTGGGTTGCAGAGAAGATTGGAACATCATACTCCACAGCAAACCCCCGTAGTTCCTCTGCGATTGCCTTGACGTACATATAAGAGTTCACGTTGGCACCGTTCTTGTACCTCGCTGCTGCACAGATGTTGAGGTAGTCCACGAAGATGATGTCAGGAATGAAATTCTTCTTGAGTTTTAGTTCCTCCATCAACGCTCGGAAGTGGTTGACGTTCGCTGTTGCTGTGGGGTATTCCTTGACAATCAACTTCCCCGATATCCCATTGGACACCCGTGCGATCTTCTTGTCGTAAGCGTCCTTCGGAAGTGCCTTGAGTTCGTCCATCGTAACATCCATCAGGTTCGCATCGATTCGTTCTGCGATCCGTTCCTCTGCCATCTCGCAGGTGATGTACAGGACGTTCTTGCTTTGGGACAGACAGTTCGCTGCGTGGTGGCACATAAACAGAGACTTGCCTACGCCAGTTCCCGCCATCACGATACTGAGAGTCTTGGACGGGATGCCTCCACTGGTGATCTTGTTGAAGAAGTCTAGATCAAAAGATATCTTGTCTTCCTTCTTGTGGTAAAAGTCAAATCGCTCTTCGGCATCCTCGATGTAGTCGTGACCCACACTGACATCAAACGAAACCGACAGAGCATCTTGTAGAAGTTTCGGTAGATGATTCTTGCTGGTCTTCGACTTCCCATCAATGATGGAGATGCTCTCAAGGATGGCGTTATAGATCGAGCGATCCTTGCACCACTGCTCAGTCGTGTCCAGCAACCATTTTGGGTCAGACGATTCTTCCTCGTCCATTATCCCCACGATGGTGTCCTTGCATTCCTTGTACTCGGATTCGGTGAGAGATCCCATCTCCTCCAGTCCAATCATCAATGCTTCTTTGGTTGGTAGGTTGTTATACTTCCCTACGAACGATTCGATCTGTGAGAACACTCGTCGCTCGGAACGATCCGAGAAATAATCATCCTTTAGGAATGGTAGGACACGGCGGGTGTACTCATCATCCCTTACCAGATTGGCTAGTATTGTTTGTTCGATTCGTTCCAAGATTCCGTACCTCTTCTGCGTTCTTCTCAATGATATCCGTAAGCACTCGTCCCATCAAGTCCGTGAGGGTCTGATCTTGGGCGACTGAATTGGGGTTGTCGATAATGTCGTAGGTGAAGTTGACCGATGGGTTGTCGGTGTCCTTCGAGAACGAGATCATCCCATAGGAGTACACTAGATCCTTATAGTGTCCCTCGGTGATATAAATCGCTCCATGGTCATTGTTCGGGTTCTGTGTGTACTGGTACTTCGGTGCTTGTGCTTCCGTACTTGAATTCATGTGATGCTGCCTCTTCTAGTTTAGTTAGAATCTCTTCTGTAAAATATTTCTCTGGGTGATCGTACATATGCTTCTCATATACCTTACGACCATCAGGGAGTTGTACGCGCGGGCCCGCCTTCTCGAACACACCCTGTCGGATTCCAAGATCGACCAGACCGTAATATTTATCGAGTCCCTTGTCGTAGTGGAGTTTGACTTCGACTTGTTTGTTCTCTCGCGTGAGTCTTCCTTTGAACAACTTGCACTTGATGATGTTGCCCACGATGTCAGTTCCTTCTTTGTCCTTCTTCTTCGACAAGTAGACAATGGTGGACGCTGCGTACTTGAGTCCGCTTCCCCCACCCATTTCTTTCATTGGAACGTAAGCACCCACGACTGCGTATGTGTGGTTTGTCATAATTAGGGGAATGTGAGCCTTTCCTAACTTGAGAGTGAGAACTCGGAATGTTGACTTCACCGCTTGGGCGCGAGTCATATCTCTAACCTGCTTACCCTCTGCGGTGTCGGTCATCTCCTTCGTGGTACTGAGCATTCCCAGTGAGTCGAGGACGATGATCATTGGCTTACGATCCTTCTCAGGCATTTCCAGAACCTTGTCTACGATCTGGATGCATTGATGCCGGAACTCTTCGACGGTTGAGATGGGGAACACTGCTACCCGTGAAGGATCGATGCCACGTTCTTGTATCATATCGGAAGTGACCGCTGCCTCTGAGTCGAAGTAGAGAACCACTCCTTCGTCGTTCTGTTGTAGGAACTCTGAGCAGATGCCCAACGCGAAGTAAGTCTTGCCTGTGGCTGACTCCCCCGCGAGTGCGATGATCTTGTTGTCTGCGATTCCTCCATAGAGAGAACCAGACAAAAGACCGTTGAGGATGAGACTGCCAGTGTCTACGAACCCAGTGACATCGCTGCCCTCGACTCCATCTGACACGATGCTGGCGTATTCATTCCCGGAATCTTTGATGATCGAATTGAGAAAACTCATTATTTGTACCTCTGTTGTTGTTCTACCCAAACAACCCTTCCAGTGTGCTGACCTCTTCGTGGTTCCAACCGATGGAATCTAGGATTGTCTTGAGGGGGTCAACGAATGCCTTCTCAAACTGCAAGTCGTAGTCAACGTATTCATCCAGTTCAAGTTCCCGTGGGAGTGTGTTGGGGAATGCGATGACCTTCTCCTTGAGCGGGTTGGGCATCTTTAGATATGCGAACTTCACCTTGTCGCCACTCACGATCTTGGTGTACTTCTTATTTAGTCCTCGGTCCTTGATCTGTCTATTATAGATCAGGGATCCTTTGACGGCGATTGGGCAACCCGATCCATAGATGGTGGTGGGGTCGCTATACTTGTCTAGGTTACGAACGCTACGAGGAAACGACACTGCCTCTGGTGGGAGAGCGTAGAATCTTTCCTTTGCTGCATCTATGAATTGGATGATCGTATCCTCGTCGGTGTTGATGATGAGTCGGATCGCCTCCTTGAGTTCCTTGCGTACCACCTCTGGGGTGCTGGACCGAACAGTCTCAATACCCATCACCTTGATGTAAGGTTCTGCGAACCGAACGCCTTCGCTGTCTAGGACGTTGAGGATGTACCTCTTCTTGGCAGTCCAGATGCCCTTGTCCGCGATGACCTCCCGACCCATTTGCATCTTCTGTTGGTAAGCATTCATAAATCCCGCGAGTTTTGTGTATGACTTGTCGATGATCGGTTGGACGATCTCTTCGCAGGATTTGTCGAGGAAGTCCACCACCTCCTGCTTGGAAGCATCGGGAACCATCTTGTCCACAAGAGTCCCAAGGCGAAGATAAACAGAATCGGTATCAATAGCGACAACATAATCATAATCCTCTGTTCCTAGTATCTTACCAAAGAACCCGTTCAGTTCTTTCTCGATCCACCGGATGCTAAGTTGCCCAGACGTTGTAATTGCCTCTGCCATATCCACATCATAGTAGCGG